AGATTACTAAAAGAGGATTTAGTAGAATACCCTCACGTTATGTACAATCCTGAAACAGGAGAAAGTGTTGAGATAATGAATGAAGAGGAACACGATAAGTACACTAAGAAAGGTTGGACACATACTAAGCCTAAGAATTACGAAGAGCAAGAATTAAAATCTTATAGTGATTATCCACAAGGCGCAACTAACAATGCTAAGAGAGCATTAAAGTACAAGAAAGAGAACGGAAGTTCTTGTGGTACAAGTGTTGGTTGGACAAGAGCAAGTCAATTAGCTAATAGAAAGCCTTTAAGTAGAGATACTATTGCAAGAATGGCATCATTTAAAAGACATCAGCAACATAAAGACGTACCTTATTCAGAAGGATGTGGTGGTATTATGTGGGATGCTTGGGGTGGTTCTGCAGGTGTTAATTGGGCAATAAGCAAACTAAAAAAGATAGACAATGAGAGCTAAATATTGCAAATGTAAGAATACTTATTCTATTGATTGTGATAAGTACACAAAGAAAAGAAAATGCAACGCAGACGAGTATTGGAAGCAAGGCATAGGCTCAATTCACAAGCAAGAAGAAGAGTAAAAATACGACAGTAAATTTTTAAATAGTTATATTAATATAAACCAATAAGTATGAAAGCGACAGAAATCCTTAATAATGTCAAAGAGCTTTTAAATCTTTCTAAAGAAGAGGTAAAAGTTGAAGACATTGCAGTTGAAGAGTCGGTAGAGTTATCTACAGAGGAAGCAACTGAAGAAGTAAAAGAGGAAGTAGAAGAAGTTGTACTTGCTGAAGAACCTAATGAAGAGGTTGTAATCGAGGAGGAAGTTGAAGCTCCTGCTATGAGTTACGCTACTTCTGATGAGTTAGCAGCAGTAAAATCAGAACTACTTTCTATGATTAAAGCATTAATCGAAGATAAACCAATGGGAGAAGCTAAAGAAGTTCCTCAAGAGTTATCTAAACAAGAAGAAGTTGAATTATCTGAAAATGTAGAAGAAGTTGTACATTCTCCAGAGGCTCAAATCGAAAAGAAAAAGAATTTATTATCAAACCCAAACAAATCTATGACTATCGAAGAGAGAGTTAATAGAATGTTATTTAATTAAAAATTAGACAAAATGGCTACTACTACAAGTATTACTACAACTTACGCTGGGGAATCTGCAGGAAAATATATTTCTGCTGCTTTATTATCAGGTAACACTATTGCAAATGGTGGATTAACTATCCGACCAAACGTAAAGTTCAAAGAGGTTGTTAAAAGATTGGAATTAGATGGTATCACTAAGAATGGTACTTGCGACTTCAATGACACTTCAACTTTGACTTTAACTGAAAGAATCCTTGAACCAAAGGAATTACAAGTTAATTTAGAATTATGTAAGAAAGATTTCCGTTCTGATTGGGATGCAATCTCAATGGGATATTCTGCATTTGACAACTTACCATCTTCTTTCCAAGACTACTTAATCTCTTATGTTGCTGCTAAAGTAGCACAAAAGAATGAGCAGAACATATGGGCAGGAGCAGATGGAGAAGGTTCATTTGACGGATTCTCTACTTTATTAGCTGCTGATGCTGCTTTACCTGCTGCACAAGCTATTACAGGAACTACTGTAACTGCTGCTAACGTAGTTGATGAATTAGGAAGCATAGTAGATGCAATTCCTTCTGCTTTATATGGTAGAGATGATTTATTCATCTATGTTTCTCAAAACATCTTTAGAGCTTACAAGAGAGCTTTAGGAGGATTCCAAGCTAACGGACAAGGTGCTGCTGGTGTAGGTTCTCAAGGAAACAACCAAGATATCAACATCTTATACTTTGATGGTGTAAAAATCTTTATGGCTAACGGATTAGCAGCAAATACTGCAGTAGCAACTACTAAAGATAACTTACAATTTGGAACTGGTTTATTATCAGACCACCAAGAAGTAAAAGTATTAGATATGGCTGACTTAGATGGTTCTCAAAACGTAAGAATCATAATGAGATTTACGGCAGGAGTACAGTACGGAGTTGTTGAAGACATCGTAACTTACGGAATCTAAGATTCAAAATAAATAAACAGAAAGAGGGTGGGTAATTACTGCCTACCCTTTTTTTATAACTAATAATTAAAAAAAATAAATACTATGTGTGATTTTATTACAACAGGTAGAACAGAACCTTGTAAAGATAGCGTTGGAGGAATCAACGCCGTTTATTTTGTAGATTTCGGAAGTGCTGGTTTTGTTTACGATACTGTAGATACAGACGTTATCGAAAGTGTTACAGGTTCTCCAACTGCCTACAAATATGAAGTTAGAGGAAATTCTACCTATACAGAGAACATTCAATCAAGTAGAGAGAATGGAACTACTGCTTTTGAGCAAGTATTAGAGTTAAGTCTTAAAAAATTAACTAAGGAAGACCACAAAGCAATCAAGTTGCTTTCTTTCAACAGACCTCATATTATCATAGAAGATAATAATGGAAATGCTTTTGTTTCAGGTATTGAATATGGTGCTGACGTAACAGGAGGTACTGTAGTAACAGGTGGAGCTATGGCTGATATGAGTGGATATACTCTAAGTTTTACAGGAATGGAAAAAACTCCTGCTAAATTCATCGAAGTTGCTTCTGCTGGAAATACTGCTGTTGAGAACATTACTGCTGTAGGATTTACTATTGTACCTACACCTTAATCCTTAACAATTCAATTAAACTAAACCCTGCCATTTGGTGGGGTTTTTTTATTAAATAAAACAAAAATAAATTATTTAGTTATCATAGTATGTTAATATTACAACCGACATCAGGAGATAAAACAATTACGATTGCACCGAGAAGTTCAAACTTGTCAGGAGTATTCGTTTTAAATATAAGAAGAGATGGAGATGGTAAAGAAGAATCTATAACAAATGCTACTTTAAGCAATATAGTAAACTTTACTGAAGTTACTTTTCAATCAACAATACTTGAAGAGGACTCTACTTATTATTTAGAGATAACTAAAGATAGTGAGCTTTGGTATAGAGACAAGATATACGTAACATCTCAGACTGCTTCAGAAAGAGTAACTGAGAAACACGAGATAGGTAATGGCACAATATACAAGCCTTATAGTATAGTAGATGATAACACATACATAATATAATGAGTTCAAATAAGAAAAATACAGTTAGTAAAGAATATAAAGATAGCATTAGAGTTGTCAATATGTCTTCTTACCAAGTTCCTACAATCAAAGAGGTTCACAATAAAGAGTGGGTTGCATTTGGGGATAATAATGATTATTTTGATAATCTTATAGATAGGTATCTTGATAGTCCTACCAATGGTAGATGTATTAATGGTATTGTTGATATGATTTATGGTAGAGGATTAGAATCTACTAATTCAGACTTATTTCCTGAAGATTATGTTAGAATGAAAAAGTTGCTTAGACCAAGAGAGGTTAAAAGACTTGTTAATGACTATAAGTTGTTAGGACAAGGTGTTATGCAACTAACATACAATAAAGCTAAAACAAAAATACTAAAGGTATCTCACTTTCCTATGGAGACCCTTAGAGCAGAGAAAGCTACTAAAGGTGTTATAAAGGCTTATTACTATCATCCTTCTTGGAAAGACTGTAAGAACTCAGATAATCCTAAAAGAATACCTACATTTGGTAATGGTAGTAAATCTCAAGTAAACGAGCTTTATGTATTTAAACCTTATAGAAGTGGTTTCTATTATTACTCTACAGTAGATTATCAAGCATCTTTACAATATAGCGAGTTAGAATCAGAGGTATCGAACTATCATTTATCGAATATTGAGAATGGTTTGCAACCGAGTTTATTTGTAAACTTTAATAATGGAATCCCAAATTCTGAGACTCAACAAGCAATAGAGAGTAAGATTAATCAGAAGTTTAGTGGTAGTTCTAATAGTGGTAAAGCTATTATTGCTTTTAACGAATCAGCAGAAACTAAAGCTGATATAGAGGCTATACACTTACCAGATGCTCACGCTCAATACCAATTCTTATCTGATGAGGCAAGAGAGAAGATAATGTTAGGACACGGAATTGTATCTCCAATACTTTTAGGTATTAAAGACAATACAGGATTCGGTAACAATGCAGAAGAGTTAAGAACTGCATCTGTACTAATGGATAACGTTATTATTAGACCATTTCAAGATGGTATTATATATGGATTAACAGAGATACTTGAATTTAACAAAGTGTATCAAGATTTATACTTCGTAACTCTACAACCAATCGAGTTTACAGAATTAGATAACGTATCTACTAAGATTAGAAAAGAAGAAGAAACAGGAGAGAAATTATCTGCTGAAGACAATAAAGACTTCTCAGAAGATGAAGGAGATGATATGATTAATCAATTAGAAGCCTTAGGAGAGGTTTTAAGCGATGATTGGGAGGTAATCCATAGTGAGATATACCAAGACGAAGATGAGTCCGTTAAAATGGCTGAAATCAAGTATTCTGATAAAGCATCTTCAGAAGACGATGGTGTGTATAAAATAAGATATGCTTATATGCCAGAAAGAAAGTCTCCGAACAGTAGAGATTTCTGTAAGCGAATGGAGTTACTAACAGGTAGAAAAGTAGTATTTAGAAAGGAAGATATTAATATGATGTCTTTTAGAGGTGTAAACAAGGAGTTAGGTCATAAAGGTAGAAACTATAGTTTACTAAAATACAAGGGAGGAAAGAACTGTCATCACTATTGGGAGTTAAGAGTTTACAAGAAGAAAGATGGTAAGCAAGTTGATTCAGCTAACGCTTATGGAGATGGTTTAAAAGAACCTAACAATCCAAGTGAGATGGGAGAAAGAATGATAGATAGAGCAGATAAAGGTGCTTATCGAAGTACTTTAAATAAAATAAAAAAGACTTTAGGTATATGAAAGCATTATTCATAACAATACAAGATTTAAAGGCTAAGTCAATAATTAGTGGTAGTACTGATGCTGACAAGCTAATTCACTTTATTGAGGTGGCACAGGATATACATATCCAAAATTATTTAGGTGGTAATTTATATGATAAGTTACAAGCTTTGATAATATCGGGAGATATAGACTTAGCTGCTAATAGTGATTATAAGAGCCTTAGAGACGTTTATATTAAGCCAATGTTAATATGGTTTACTCAAGCAGAGTACTTTCCTTTCTCTATGTTTAAAATTGATAATGGAGGTATATCGAAGCATAGAGGGGAAGACTCTGATTCTGTTAATTATAGTGATGTAGATAGAATGATGAGTAAGATAAATGATAGAGCAGAATTTTATACTAAAAGGTTTTTAGATTATATCTGTTTTAATAGTAATAAATATCCTGAGTACAATAACAATAGTAATGGAGATATGTACCCTGATAAAGATGCTAATGATTTTTCAAGTTTTGTTTTATAATGGATAGAAAAAAAAAGACATATAAGACAAAAACAGTTAACATAATAAAGCTAAATACTTTTTATAATAGTTTTAGTAAAGAGATTAAAAAAGAGAAAAATGGCAAACGAAATATATAACAGTTCTTGGTGGGGAAATCCAACTGCAACTGGTTGGGGAAATATTTATTATGAATATGCTTTTCCGAGTGAAGGGTCAAGACTTTTAGGTTTATTAGAGGCAAGAGCAACGTATTATGAGAATGCTACTTCTTCTCTTGCAATATTAACTGATTTAGAAAACTGTGAATAATGAGTAATTTATTAGAAAAAGCGAGTATAATAACGACACCAACTGCATATAGTGATGGGGTTTTACATAGTGTTAAGCCAGAGCAAACTTTAGGAAGTGAATTAATTACTAATGGAGATTTTGCAACTGATAGTGATTGGAATAAAGGAACGGGTTGGAGTATTAGTAATAATACGGCTATTTCAGATGGGTCAACTGTAAGTG